GCGCGAGCCGCGACGAACTGCTCGAGCTCCGAGCGAATCGCTGGCTCAATCTCTTCGAGGTTGCGCTCAATCTCCGACGAGAGGTGGTCGCGCAGTTGCGGCAGGGATTCGATCAGCTGCTTGAGCTCCGTTCGCTGAATGACAGCCAAGTCAATCAGGCTGTCGATTTGGGTCTGCGTGTTAATCATGTTAATTATTTCCCGATTTCGGCTTGCTCAGTTCGACGATGCTTTTGCTTTCAGTCACCAAGTCCTTGAGCGTATCGAGTCGCCCAAGCTGCTTTTTGCGGTAGGTCTGCACGGCATCGAGCCATTCCTCGGGAGATGCGGTTGACTCGGCTTCGGCGGAAAGCGCGCGGCGAATCTGAATTGGATTTGTCTCCAGTTGCTTCGACTGCTCCGCCTGCTTGTTCAGCCGCTCGACGATGGCCGTGGCCCACGAATAACCCTCATCACCGCCCCAGCCGTTCCACGCTTGCCAGCCCTTGCCCTGCTGGTCCCACGTCTCGCCTTGCTTGTCGGCTTCGTGCCGGTCGAAGAACGCTTTCATCCGCCGCACGGTGTCCTCCGACATCGGGCGCTTATTGATGAGATCCCGAGCCCGCGCGATGCCGACGCTGGTCATGCCGCGTTGCGAAATCGGCTTCTTTTCGCGGATGGCGAGCGCACGGCGCGCGTTGTCGGCCATTGCGTTCGTCGGGATGTAGCTGCCGTCCGCGAAGTTGATCGTGACGAGGTTGCTGTCCTCCTGCGCGCGAGCAAGTCGGATGCGGTGATGCATCGCCGAAGCTGATACTTTTGAAGGCTGCTTTGGTAGTGCACTAACTGATACGGCGACCTTGCGCGCTGATTCTTTCGCCATGCCCGCCGAAATCATCAGCGTCTCGGCGGCTTCCGACGTGAGATCGCCCGCGCGCAAATTCTCGAGGATCGAGAGCACCGCCGCAATCTGCGCGCCGTTGAGCGGTGCGAGTTCGGGCGATACGTCAGGGAAGGACTCGACGCCCGCAATCGCGGCCACGTCCGTCGATTCGCCGCCCGTCGCGGAAGTCGTGACGCTTGCCGCCTGCGCCTCTGCCGCGCTGACGCCCACCGCGTCGCCTGCTGCGGCTGCGGCCGCTGGCGTGCTTGGAAGCGAGTTCGTCGTGAGCCGAATCGCCGTCTCAGGCACGCCGTATTTCTCGGCGAGCTGCTTCACGTAGGCGGCTTCGATTGCGATCTGCTCCAATCGCGTGAAGGCGTCCGTGCCTTCCTCCGCTGCGATTTCTTGCAGCGACTTCGCGCCTTGCCGGTTCTCGTTCATGTTCGCGGCGCTCTCGCGGCCCACGTCGATCGAGAGCTTGGCGGGGAAACGCCACTCGCCCGCGGTCGCGCGGCGCAACGCGTGAACCATCGTCTCGCCGGCCAGAAGCGGAGGCGGCGGGATTTCCCCGCGCGCAATGGCGTCGAGAATCACGGCGTCCTTGATCGGGTCGAGAACCTTATCGGTGAGCACGCCCTGCTGGCGCGTAAAGACGCGATCGGCTGCGGCGAATTCTGCCCGAACGCTTGGGCCTTTGTAATCTTGGGTCGTGAACAAGACTGCCTCAGGGACCCCGACTCCTATGGCAATCTCCTTCATTAAATGTTGGACGAAACCGGTAAACGCCTGCGACGGACGCGACGGCATAACCTCCACGCGGTCGCTGTTCTGGAAGTAGCGAATCATGCCCACCTCGGTCAGCTCGTTCTTCTGCTGCTGTCCGTTCGGGAGCGAGAGCGCGGGATTCGGCTGGAACAGGTTGCGCGGATTCGCGACGCCACGGTCGTTAAAGATGAGCGCGGCCTGCTGCGAAGAGAACCGCACGCCCGCCTTCTCGGCTTGCAGGATGTCGTGGAGCATCCGCGCCGTCTGAATCGCTGCGTGGAAATCTGTGATTCCGCGATACTGGTCCACCCGAAAGGGGTCCATGTAATGACAAAACTGATTCGCGGGAATGTCCTCCGCGCCGAAATAAACGCCGTCACGACTCACGCGATAAATCCGATAAGCGACCGGCTGGCCAAAGTCATTCGTGATGATGCCTTGAAAGTAGTTGTTCGACGCGACCGCCGTGTCGTTCGGATTTCCGATGCGCGTCGCGGGCACGAGTTGAATCTTGAGCCCTTCGCCGCTGCGACGGATAACGAAGCCGCAATCACCATCGACCGGACGCTCCTCGGCGGCGAGCTGCACGAGCTTCTTGAAGCTGTGCCGGTTCGTCACGTCGCACGTCTTGCACCATGCGTGGAAATACTCGCTGATTGTCTGGTTGTAGTCGCGATCGCCGGTCGTCGGAGAATACTCGTTGGGCGTGAGATACGTCCCGAACTTGCGCGAAATTTCGCGAGCCTCTGGGAAATTCTGAGTCAAGTCCTGTGCTTCAAACATCATTACCACGCGATCGCGCTGGTTCTGCGATGACTCCGCTGGCTGCGCGTATTGCTTCGGAGCATACAAGCGATTCGTCCGCGCGGCGTTGTATTCGAAAAGCGACTTTGCTACGCGAGCCTCCAGCCGTTTGAGCGCCCATGTCGGCGCGATGTTTTCGAGCGCGCGGTCGAGCCACGGCTTTTGCGTGATCAGTTTTGACGCGTCGAAAATGTCGTTTTCCATGTTGTTCAGTTGCCGGTGAAGCTCACGAAGGTCGTATCGGTGGACGTGCCCGCCGCGTCCGTCAATGCGTCTTGCAAGTTCCCGAGCATATTGTTGAGCGCGTTGAGGTCCGCGCGGCTCACGCTCTTGCCGTTCAAGCTGTAACTCTGGTTAAGGAGCACGGCCTGAATGGCGTCAATTGTCTTGGTCTTGAGCGCCGTCAGGGTGGCGCTATCCAGTCCGAGAAATGGGTTGTCGAGCATACTTGTGCCCGAAACGTCAAACTGGCTCAGTCTTTCACCGGCGTGTAGCGGACGACGTTCGCAATCGTGGCCATGCAAAGCAGCATCGCCGAGGTGTCGAGCCCGTGATTCGGCGCGTTGCTCTTCACCTCGCGCCACTCCCAGACGCCGGTGCGGATTTCAACCTTCGACTCGCCGCGCAGGTGTTCCAGATAGAGCGGGTTCACATCGGCCGGCAGTAGCCATTTGAGATCACCCTTGGCCTCGAGCGCGTTCGCCAAGAGGTCTTTAAAGTAATCGCCTGACCAATCGTAATAATAGACATCCCCGCCTCGGTAGTCGCTTGTGCGCGGCTCGGAGAACGGGAAGTTGATGAGCTTGTCGCTGGCGTCGTCCTTCATCGTCCACGTCTTCCGCGCGTGCCCGCGCATCCCCCTCCAACCGAAGTCCGCGCAGTCGCGGTCCACGTCAGCCGGTCGATAGCCACGATCTTGCGCGACGCACGCGTCCTGCACCTTGTAGCGGTGCTGCATCTGGCGGAGCTGGTCCCGCGTCTCGATGCGCCCGAAATAAAGTTGCTTGTAGGTCGGCCCCGTCGCCGAGGAGAACGCGCCGATTTCCACCCACCAGTGGTCCTGCTGGCGGTCGATTGCCATAAACCGGATGACCTCGCCCTCGATGCCCTCGCCGTTGGAAAACTGTGCGACGGTGTAGTCGGATTTTGTCACGAAGAGGTTCACGACCTTCTTCTCGACAATCCACGGGCGGGCTTCGCGCTTCGTGCGAAACTCGATCTTCATCTTGTCGTCGCCCTGCCGGACGTGGTGATTGTCGGCCTCACAGAATTCTTCGACGAGCAGCCGCATCGGCCGGCTGACAACGGCCTCGACTCGGAAGCTCCGGATCTCCGCCGGCGCGGTCGGGTTCAACGGCACGAAGCGACCGGCACGCTTCCATCCGTTGCGCGTCGTGTCGGTGTCGGGCGACTCGTGGCCGCAGTGAGGGCACCGGAAGCGGCACGATGCGACCGCGCGCGGAACGTCCCACGTCTCGTCATCTCGCTTTGCAGCGGCATCCCAGACCACTCCGCCCCGCAGTCCGGTGTCCTCGTTCTTGTCGAGCGCAAAGGCGATCGGATGCACCTTGCGGCACGACGGGCACTCAGTGCTCCACTCCTGTTGATTGCCCTGCCGGTAGGAGGTGTCCTCGACGTTGCCGGTTTCGAGGTCCATCATCGGCGCTTGGCTCGTGTTGTAGATTTTCGAGCGCCCGACTTCCTCGAAACGCGAGACGCGGGCGACGGCGTGGCCATAGACCTCCTGCCATTTCGGGAGCCAGATTTCGTCATTTATTTTGTAACGAATCGACTGGCTTTGCTGGCTCGAAAGGTTTGCAGGATTGAGCAGGAAAAAGAAGCCGCCGAAGTAAATCTCGGTCGTCGTCCGGTTTGGTCCGACGCGCGGGAGCATCGCCGCGACTGGCTTGCACGACTCAAAGATCGGGTTCAGCCGCGACTTCGCGTGACGGTCGATCATCTCGTCCGTTTGCATTGTCCATGAGATCGGCCCCGCGTCGTTGCAGATGAGCCACGGCACCCAAATGTCAGCGACGAGTGTTCCGCCGATTTGCACGGCTTTGCGGAAGTGAACGCGGCGGACGAGCGGATTCTGGAGCGCGTCGAAGATCGGAATCAGCCACGGCGAAATCTTGACGTTGAAGGGGCCTGGCGTCGCGTAGGACTCGGGCAAAATGATGTGCTTGCGCGCCCACTCGTAGATCGGAGAGCGGTCGGGCTGCGGCAGGCGCAGCTTGGCACAGAGGAGGTCGGAGGCGGTCACGCTTGCTTTTTTTCGATGACCCAAAAGTTGTTACGCACTACGCTGAACTTAAGATTTTGCTCAATCGTAAAACGCATTACCGCAGGACCGACGCCAAGGAAACCAAAGTCGTCGCCGAACATGATTCCGCCGGAAGCGACCAGCGGCCAGAAAGCGCACAGGTCGTCATGGACGTCCGCATATTCGTGCGAGCCGTCGATGTAAACGATTTCGCCGGAAACCTTGTGATGCCGCAAGATTCTCGCCCCGTTGATGCTTGTATTCTGAATCGGATAAACGCGCTGCGCGTGCGGCGAATCTTTGAAGTTCCGAATGAATTGGTGGTAAAGCCTTGGACATCCGACCGAGTCGAGCAGTCGGTCGTCCTCCGAGCCGCTCGAAAGAACATGATCGACGCCTCCGAGCCATGTGTCCACGCAAACGACGTCAGTGGCGAATCGCTCGGTCGCCCGCGCAAAGTGCATCGCGCTGCGACCCTTCCATGAACCGACTTCGATGATCGTCTTAGGCGCAAGCAGTTCGACGAGCTCGTCAAAGATTGGATCGTCACTGTTCCAGCCGCGAATATCTTCGTGTTCTGGAAGCTGGCTTGTGTCGCCGGACGTGAGCTGCGCGATGGATTGGAATGGTTTCATGGGTTTTATTGAAAGTCGGTTAGCATCGGATGATCTCGGGACAGTTACTCCGCGCCTTGCAAAGCCGCACAACATACTCCTCGGTTACTCGGTGGTGCTGGATGCCGTAGCCTCCGCGCAGATTCGCCTCGCTCTGCCGGTCCCGCCGATCCCGAACACGCCGAACGACTGCGAAAGACGGGTCCGCGTTTTGCCAGTGTGCGCCCTCGAACCAGTATGCGTGATCGAAGGTGCCTCCGGCTTGCCGGTGATTCCCGAGGTCGAGACAAATCTTCCGGTCCGATCGAATCACGATTGGCTTCTGATACATGACATTCTCCGGCGAGCGGTAGTCAGGATCGCCGAAGCGACGCTGCGGAACCGGAGGTTGATCGAGGTCCAAGTCCCGCTCCGAGTGGTGGCGAAACACGTTCCTCATGCGAGCTTCGAGCACTGTGACGAGCTCGGGAACGCTCGCCAGATAGTCCTGCGCCCGAACGTTTGAATGCGGCCAGATAAATTCATCCGCGTCCACGACGATCTTCCAGTCGAACGACGACGGCTCAGCGAGAAGTGCGTTGACCGTGTCGGTTTTTATTCGGTCATCCATCCCCGCAGGAAACTCAAAGTTGAGCACGCGGACGTTGCGTGCGGCTTCGAGAAACTCGCGCGTCCGGTCCGACGACTTCGACACGACGGCGAGAATCTCGTCCGCCCATGCGTAATGCTGCACGAACAAGCGCGCGAGCGTTTCCTCGTTGTAGAAAAAGCAGATGACTTGAACGCGCGGCATAAGCGTCAAACAATCGCATCCGCCCCCCTCGACCTGTCCAACGCCTCGCCCTCGAACGTCGCGATGTTCGCATTCACGACCTCTCGAATCTCTTGCAGGATGACGCCGCCCTCCACGTTCAATTCCGCCGCGTTCATCCCGACGCCGCGCGGCCCTAGCTCGACCTCGAGCTTGAGGCGCAGGAGCAGGTTGAGCTTCTGCCCGAGCGTGACCAGCATGGCCTCGACGACTTCGCGGTCGATGACGTCACCGGCTTCGCGCTCGTTCTTTGAGCGGGCGAGGCGGATTTGCTCGCGCATGAGTTCGGCTTTGAGCTCGGCGAGGGTTGAGTCTTTGAGCCTGCCGAGCCCGTGGCGGTCCGCCCAGACCTTGACCGCTGCCGCGTCTTCGCCGTGCGGAAAGCCGTCGCGCTTCCGCCAGTTCCGCAGCGTGCGGACGTCGATTTGGAGCGCCTCGGCGATGGCGGTTAGTTCGGGTTCAGGTTTGGGCATAGTTTGCGCCTTTGCTTATGTTTTCAGATGCCCACATCGGCTGAAGATTGCGCCAGTTGAAACACTGAAGCACCTGCTCTTTGTCGCTCAAATCGAATGATGCGCATGGGCGGATGTGATCGACGTGCCATTCGCCGTAATTTTCCCACGTCATTCCTCTCTCGAATTTGCCTTCGATGTAACTTTTCAGAAATTTGATGGAGCATCCTGTGGCGGAAAATGAACCGCTGTCCTTAACGCTCCTCCCTTTCATAGAAATCCATATCCGACTCATGACCCGCTTTCTGAGCCTAGCAGATGGAATCGCCATTGCTTTATAGTATCTCGCTTTTCTCGTTTCGCTGGGAGTCAGCGAATCGCTTGGCTTGAAGTAATTCCTTCGCTTGGTCGTGTCGATTCCTGCTTCTTTGAGAGCGTTCAAAACCTGACCGCCAGACGTTCCAAATTCCTTGGCGATTGTTTTGACTCCGCTTCCGTGATGATAACGAGCCATCATGACGATGATGTTGTCCCACGCTTTGCTCGCCTTTGCTTTTGATTGAATGGATTTGCTTCCGTTTCTCACGGCACCGCCAGTCAGCCAATCAATCACGTCGCCTTGAATTACCTTGTGCAGCTTCCTGTCGTGAACCCATCCCTTAGTTTTATTGTGAATTATTGGACGAACCTTCGGCCCGTTTAGATACTTATTAAAAACCAACGATCCTCTAAGGCTCAAATCCTTGAGCGCCATTCGAGAGACTCCTTTTGATTGCGATAATTCTAAGATCGTCTGCTCGCAGGTTTCGCCCGTGTAAACGTTTTGCCACCTGTGCAACCGCCCCACGCGAGAGTCTGGCGTTTTTGGCGCACGCCGAAAGTTTTGCATCGCTTTTCGAGCGCCCACCTTTTCGTCCCATAGCTCGAGCTGATTCATTTAGCGAAACGTTTGGTTGTGTTTCCATTTTAGTCAACTGTTTTGCCTGATTTGTAAACTGGTCTGCGGAACTGTGTTGAGAAAACCAAATCCAAAAACTTGCATCAGGTCGCTTAACC